AAGCTAAGAAACAATTTGGCATACCCGGTGCTAGATTCTTTATTGTTTCTAAGTTAACTGCAACCAAAAATCGAAATACAAAAGTGATATGATTATGAAATTTAGCGAATATTTAAAAGAAGAAAAAAATACTCACATGACTCACCTCGAAGATCAAGTGATCTATGGTGGTGTCAATGGAGCACGTAGCGCTATTCTTGGACTACGTTCATTAAGAGATATGTTAGCTGGTGAATCAGCTACATCTACAGATGTTACTGTGAAATGGGACGGTGCCCCTGCAGTATTCTGTGGGCAAGATCCTGCTGATGGTAAATTTTTTGTAGCCAAAAAAGGGATCTTTAATAAAAACCCAAAAGTCTATAAATCAGAATCCGACATTGACGAGGACATTCCTGGAGCAGATCTAAATGCTAAAATGAAAATCGCATTCCAGGAACTTTCAAAACTTGGAATAAAAGGAGTAGTGCAAGGCGACATTATGTTCACCTCGGATGATTTAAAAAAGGAGAACATAGATGGGGATTCTTATATTACTTTTCATCCTAACACCATTGTTTATGCTGTGCCTATGTCTAGCGATGAAGCCAAACGAATTCGACAAGCGCGTATTGGGGTGGTATTCCACACTACATACAAAGGGAAAGACTTTGAATCAATGCGAGCAAGTTACGGAGTTGACGTCGACAAATTTAGAAAAGTCAAATCAGTCTGGGCTCAAGATGCAACCGTGCGAGATTTATCTGGCTCTGTTACGCTCACAAAGTCCGAAACCGCCGAAGTCACTAAAGCTTTATCTTTGGCTGGGAAAATTTTTAAGCAAATCTCATCCACCACATTAAAACAAATTGAAAATAATGAAGATTTAGCAAAAACAATTGAAACATATAATAATACCTTTGTAAGAGCGAGTAAACCAATTGGTGATACAAAGAAACACGTTGATGGATTAATTAAATATATTGAAAATAAATATCAAAAAGAAATTGATAAATTAAAATCTGAAAAGGGTAAAGCTGGTAAAGCAGCAAAAAGAGATGAATTTCTCAAGTTTTTTTCAGATTCTAATAAAAGAAACCTTAAATTATTGTTCGATTTACAAAAAGCCATCGTTGTTGCGAAACTAAAAATTATAAATAAACTAAACAAATTAAATAAAATGAATACCTTCGTTAAAACCAAAAATGGTTTTAAGGTAACAGGAGCCGAAGGCTTTGTTGCGATTGATAAAATCGGAGGCGGGGCAGTTAAGTTAGTAGACAGATTAGAATTTTCTGCAAATAATTTTAGCCCTGATATTATTAAAGGCTGGGATAAGCCGTCCCGATCCTAATGGAAAGAGCGAGAACAAATGTTAAAATTTAAACAATATGTTGCTGAAGAAGCAGAACTAGATAAAGAATTAGAAGAAGTTGCGGACATTCAGACCCGCATCAAAATGAAAGCTGCTATGCGCCGCAATAAAGCCAAGATTAAACTTGGTAGAAAAAAGGCGATGCGTAAGGTAGCAAATAAAGAAGTTCTTCAAAAGCGAGCTAGACGTCAAGCACGTAAAGCTGTTCTCGATAAAATTCTCAAGGGTAAAGACAAAGGCGAACTTTCATATGGCGCACGTGCTTCAATTGAGAAGCGTGTAAATAAGCGTGCTGCACTAATTACAAGACTCGCAAGAAAGCTATTACCTACTGTACGTAAAGCGGACCGAGCCAAATTCTCCAGTAAAGGTAAATAATATGGCTTTTAAAGGTTTTGCAGAATACGTCACAGAAGCCACCAAAGAAGTAACATTCACCTTTGGTCGATTTAATCCTCCTACGACTGGTCACGAAAAATTACTTGACACGGTAGCTAAAGTAGCCCGTGGAAGTAAGTATATGGTCTATGCATCACAATCAGCTGATGCTAAAAAGAACCCTTTGGATTATTCAACCAAAGTAAAATATATGCGTAAGATGTATCCTCGGCACGCTCGTTCAATCATGATGGACAAGGGTGTGAGAAATGTATTTGACATCTTAACGAATTTATATAAAGCTGGATACAATAAAGTCAACATGGTAGTTGGTTCTGATCGTGTACCAGAATTTGAAGCACTCACAAACAAATACAATAACGTTAAAGGTAAACACGGCTTCTATAACTTTGAAGGTGGAGTTAATATTGTCTCTGCTGGTGAAAGAGATCCAGATGCTGAAGGTGTTGCTGGTATGTCTGCATCTAAAATGAGAGCAGCCGCTACCGCAAATGATTTTGCAGCTTTTGCAAAAGGTTTACCTCGTGGCTTTAAAGATGGCCAAGCATTATTTAACGATGTTCGTAAAGGTATGGGATTAAAAGAATCTTATAACTATAGAGAACATCTACAATTAGAAAAAGTTTCTGAAGAAAGAGAAGCATATATCCAAGGTGAACTATTTACCGAAGGAGATATTGTTGTTGTCAAGGAAAATGATGAAGTAGGACAGGTTATTATGCTTGGTTCTAACTATGTTTTAATTGAAATGTCTGATGGCAAAAAGCTTCGTAAATGGATTGACGATCTAGAAAAGATCGATGAAGGTATGTACTCTGACAAAGCCAGAGATAAAATCGATCGAGAAAAAGAACGTGACGAATTAAAACATGCTCGTCTAATGGCCAAGGCAGCTGAAGATGATGAGCGTGAAAAAGAAAAAGATGCTGAAGAAAAGAATAAATTAAAAGCATTGAAAATCGAAAAGAAAGCATATCATTCCGGTTTATCTAAATCAACATCCGATAAGAGAGATGCTCAATTTAAAAAGCAAGCTAAAATGGATGATGATAACCCTGCGGCTTATAAACCAGCTCCAGGTGATGCAACTGCAAAAACAAAATTATCAAAGCATACTAAAAAGTATCGTGATATGTATGGTGAAGGTGTAAAATCCTTTTCAACATTTTCTGAATTAGTAACAGAAGATGTAAAAGCTGGTCTGCAAAAGAAAGCAGATAAATCGGGAATCTCGTATTCTATTCTAAAAAAGGTATACGATCGTGGCGTAGCTGCATGGAGAACTGGACATCGTCCTGGTACTACTCCATCTCAATGGGGCTATGCTAGAGTTAATTCATTTATAACGGGAGGCAAAACGCGTACAACAGCAGATGCCGATCTCTGGAAAAGACACAAAGGTGGAAACTAATGGCAAAAGAATTTTTTGATTTAAGAGAAGCACTAGGGCATTTGAAAGAAGCAGCTCCTAAAATTAGTCAGGGCAAAGCTAAAGGTGCTATTACTGCAACAGGTATGCGCGGTAAAGGCATGAAAAAGTACGATGTCTCTATTAAAGTAGTAAACGGTAAACTTGAATTCCGTATTATGGATGACACCGGTAAATTCCAAACAGTTGGTATTAAACAAGCTGCTAAGATGCTGGGCGAAGAAGTTCAACTTGAAGAAGCAATGGATCAAAAGAAATTCACTGCTGGCGCAAAGGCAATGAAAGCATATGCTCAAAAGAATGGTGGAGTCGATAAAAAAGATTTTATGGAAGTATCAAAGCTTTTAGATCAAATTGGCAGAGTAAATATGCTACAAGCTGGCCAGCTGCTTTCTCGTTTAAATAGAATTGTTGATGGTATGGATACCGATGTTCGTGAAAGAGTTTTTATTGAACTTAAAAAAGTCGGTCTTGTAGAATCTGTAAATGAAGCAAAAGAACCAGCATCACCTGATGAGCAATCAATGGCTATGCGTCAAGCTAACTTTATTCTTGATGTAGCCGAAGATTTGGTTGAATTCATTGAAGATGGTGATGACTTCCCAGAGTGGATGCAGAATAAAGTTACTGCTCTTCATGAAAAAGCAAAAGATCTTAACGCTGCTATGGAAGGTTCAGATGACGAAGACAAAGACGAAGTTAAAGAATCTAGATATGGTACACAAGCTCAGCGCTTAATGTCACCATTACAAAAAGCTCGTCAAGACAAAGAAAAGCGTGACCGTGACCGTGATGGTAAATTAAAATCAACTGCTCTTCCAATGAAAAGAAAAAAAGAAGAAGTTGAAGAAGCAGTTAAGTTTACTGATAAGCAAATCAAAATGGCTTATGGTGTTGCTAATGATAAGCGTTACAAAGGTGGTAACTATTCAGGTGCCGTAAGAGCTATTGAAAAGATTGCAAAGGGTTTATCTGATCACCCTGCTGTTAAAAAGGTACTAAAGCGCACAAATGAAAATAAAGTAGATGAATCAACCGCTGCATATCGTAAGTCACAGGAAAAAATTGCTAACGATAGAAAGAAAGCAAACATTAAACCTGGCGAACTAAATAAGCTTGCAAAAATTAGAGCAATGTTAGATCGCGAAAAGAAAAAGAAATGATTTCATTCAAAAAATATATTGTTGAAAAACATGGAGCTGGCGAAGAAGGCACTCCAGAGTTGGT